AGCAACAAGTTCAGCAGACTTTACTCGCTTCTCTTGTTCAGATTGTTGCTTCTTATATTCTCCGAATTGTTTTGCAATCCCTCCAATATCAGCTCCAATGTTAGCCATGCTCTGACCTTGAATGTCGGCAGCGCGGGTAAAGCCTGAGTAGTCCTGAACAAACAGGCGCGGGTCAACGGATGATCCTAATAGTGCCATAATTTAGTCTTTCATGTAGCTGAGTTTTTCTTGGTCCGCCCAAGGGACAAGAGATGAAATGTTTTCAATAGTCATATTGAGTTTTGGGCAGTGAACAAACTTAGGAGACTGTGGATTCCGATTGATGCAACTAGTGCATGCGTGAACATAATCAACATTATGGAGTTTGTCCACCTTCTCGCCCCAAGTTCCATTGACCTTCTCGTAACGATCTTTATCGTATGGGACATCATTGCTTTCAATGTATTCCCAGATATCCGCATGAGTCCAGTCACGAAGCGGAAACATCATGGTCGCTTGCTCCATAAGCACTCTGGATTCAACCCGTGTTCCAGCGTCTCCACCAAGAATTGGATCAGAATCGCAACCTTTGTGGCCGATCCATAAACAATCAAATTCAGGGACTTCAAGATAGTGTTGTTTTGGACGCTTAAGGATATCCAAGGCACAAACAAACTTATCGTCACTTGTCGGTTCAGTGATTCCGGTTGGGCAAGTAAGGATTGTTGAATTTACCCTATAATGATTCTGGACCTCCCATTCGTCCCCTTCTTGTTGAAAAGCAGACTGATATGGATGCCATGAGTAAACAAGCAACTCCCAGTCTTGGATGATCTTATCGTGAAACTTGTATTTAGATGGTTGCCATGGTTCACGAAAAAATACCAATGGCAAACTAATTCTCATATCACGCATGATATGCAACAATACCATGCTATCCTTGCCTCCAGACCAACAAATCATTCCTTTTGGGAAGTGTTTTGCGCCAGATGCAATTAGCTCTTTTGTTTTTTCAAGTTTTGTCATTAAATAAGTGCCGCTCCTGCTGCTGTGCCACCCATTGCACCAAGTCCTCCTGCAATACCACCAACAGCAGATCCAATACCACCAAATAATCCTGATGAATAAGATGCTTGAGATTGTGCATTAGCGGCTTGAGCTTGAAGCATGTTTTGTCTTTGGGCTGCACCAAGGTTAAGTCCCGTGTCTGGGTTAATCAAGCCCGGGGTTCCTCGTCCAATTTGGCCCATGCCCATTCCAAGCATTTGTTGACCAGATTGATATGAGAGCGGTTGCTGACTTAGCAGAGCAAGGCCCGGTTGGGTGTAAAAGCCTTGAGCGGCGTCATACGATTGGTTGGCAGCTTGAGCGGCTTCAGCGCGTTTGCGAGCCATTACATTCTCACGGCCCATTGCCTCGCTGACGATGCCTAAGTTGCCACCAAGCCTTCCAGATGCTTGGAACGTCTCTCGCGCTTGTTGCTCGTATCCCCGACGCTCTTCTGGAGTTACGCCTTGTGCTGATGCCCTAGCGCGTTCAGCTTCCTGAGAGAAGCCTTGAACCACTGCCGCTTGTTCTGGCGAAAGACCCTCCATAACACCACGGGTAAGCGGTGCTTGACCAGCCATTTGGCCTAGTTCGCCTTCACGCGCTGCTCCCAGTTGTTGACCCGCTTCTTGCGACGCCATCCGGCTAAGCCCAAACAAGCCTTCCTGACCACCAACGCCACCTAAAAAGCTAGAGATGTCTCCAAGGTTCAGCTTTTGAAACTCTGGACGAAACTGCTTTTCAAATCCAAGAACTTGCGGAAGCGCACTACCATAAGCTGATACGAATTTTCCAATGTCAGCACCATAATCTGCTTTTGGTGCTTCGACTTTTTTAGGCTTACTTCCCATGTTCTTGTATTATTTGAGTTTTGAGTAAAATTGCTGCATGTCGTATGACCTTATCCGAGGAGAATTCTTAAATTCACGCCGGAATGCGATGTATTCAAAGTCATCGCGGAACTTTCTAAGAGCTTTCCGCATGTCACCAGCGCACATGGTGACAAAAAGTGTGTTGGAATGGTGAATTTCACAGGCTTGCTCTGGGGATTCTTCTCGCGAGTAGAAACACATAGCGAAACTATCGGCATCAGAAACGACAACGCCAAAGCATAAGTGCCAATACAAAAGTTTGTGAAAGTCTTCGCCATATATTTGTGCTGCATTCTCAAAGTGCTGGTTCATTAAATCTTAATGCAGTAAAACATAGCGATGTTTTTGGGGCGAGTTTCCGTACCGCCCGTTGCTTGAGTAGTGCTAGAACCAAAACCAATATCATTAAATCTTGCTGGATTGGTATTGCCACCATTATCTGTTGCCGGATGAATATACATTGTATGAGTATGACTTTTCAATTCATCTGCTTGCTTTGCTGCAAATGTGCCAGATGCAGTGCCATCACTATTTGTTCCTGTTCCTCGGACAAAATATCCCCGCAAGTCAGGAATGTTAAAGGTTGTTGCTCCATCGCCAACACCATAAGTTGTGGCTATTGCTGCAAACAAGGTTGCATAAGTAGAGCGAGATACAGCAGTGCCATCAGCAGCCAACCATCCTGTCGGCGCACTATTCATAGCAAATGGCATAATTGAACCAGCAGGAATAAGCATATTAGATGCTTTGGCTTGGGTTACTGCGCCATCAAGAATTGCAATTGTTGTAACCGCATCTGCTGCAAGCTCGTTGGATGTGACTCCGCCAGCTTTAACGAGCAACTTCCCACTAGTAACATCAAGGGTATTATTAAAAATAGCAGTAGCCGTAATCGTGCTTTGATCGAGGATGTTGTTCATCTTCGTGCTAGTGATTACGTCGGTAGCCGTGAAAGTGTAATTTGTATCAATTGCGCCCATACTTTATCTCTGTGAAATGATTTGTCTGTTGGTGACTGAACCAGCTACCTTTACTGAGTTGACCTTGGGTGATCCGATAGTTCTTGTCAAGATCATTGTTCCTGTGAAGCCCCTGATACCACCCAACCTACACCGGATGCTTGCTGTTTCAGCTTCAGTTGCTGTGCTAGGGGTAAGCAATCCACCGAGCAAAGTTGTAGTTGTGCCTATGGATTGAGCGTCGTCAGGATCTTCCGCTGCAAACGCAATGTCATATTCCGAGTTTTGGCCGGGAAGAGACTGGATGTTTACCTGCGCGTCGGTAAACCGCTTGCGTTCCATCGTATTAAGGTCGTATCCCCTAGTCGTAAGAGACGCATTGATTGCCGGGGACACAACAGCAGCAGAGTTGTCCACGTTTAGAGTGTCATTGGAGCTTTCGGATGCTTCGATTTGGTGCAACCCGCCATTGGATGTCACTGCATAGATGTTGTTCCTCTCGCTAGCACTACCAATTACGAAGTCTTTAATCAAGAACCTAGAATCACCAAAGGTATCCAGTGATTCCCACCCTTTATTTAGGAAGTTATACACCAAGATCGCATTATTACCGTAGGAATCGCCTGCACCCGGAACTGAATCAAGCGGGACAGCAAGGTAATACCTGTTTTCAAACAAGATTCCCACTGCTCTGTCAGAGTAGTCAGCGTTGATCCGGTCGATATACGGCTGAATGTTCTTGGAAAGCGGCTCTTCAGTGCCTCGCAGGTTATAATCGTTAAGGAACTCAATTCCATACACGCCATCGTCGGACAAAAAGAGCATTGCATTGCCGCGTCTGACAACAGACTTGCGAGCGAGGCATCCAATCTCAGATGTAAGCTCCTTAACGGTAACGTCCAGAAGGCTTCCCAGCGTCCCCTTAACAAGATGAAGGCTGTTCCGGTTAAGAACAACCAACCCGTCGTCATAGAAGCCGTGCATTGCAACAACAAAGTCTGCTGTCCCACCGCTTACACGGAATTGGTTCTCGATCTGGTCAAATGTAGTAGTGTCTAGAATATCCGATACGGATATTTCATCGGTAATCTTGCGGCTAGTGTATACTGGCACATTGTAAGCCCCGGATTGGTCGTAATAGAACGGAACCCACAGCCTACGTTGGAAATGGATACCCCAAGGCGCACCGGGCTGGTGCATAAACCCACCACCTACGCTAAATCTTCCACCGAACTCAAATGTATCAGCCGTAGTGTTTGTATTGTAATCTCCGACTGGCGCATACCATTTGATTGTGGTAGTTGTTGCCTCTACAACTTGATATTCTTTGCCAACCATTTCGGCAAAATCAAGAGTTGTTGCTTGACGAACAATAATAACATCTCCGACCTTAACCGTAACATTGCCAGTTACTGTTGCAGTTACGATTCCGCCGACCACATCTACATATCTTTCCGTGATATTAAATGTCTGTGGCTGGGTATATGCTCCACCGGGAGACAAGGTAAATCCGTCAGTAACTGTAGCAACAGCAACACCAAACGTCGTGCTAGTGGATATGACAGCCGCTAGAAACGTAAACGTGTCTTGGTCAGTTACCGTGGCAACAGTGTATATCCCGCTGGGTGGGGTTCCGGTGGTAAGCCCGGCGACAGTAATCGAGGTTCCCACTACTAGCCCGTGTTCTCTTAGGTTTACCGTGACAACAGTATTTGGGCTAGCCGTTGCATTTGAACTCGCTGAAAGAATTGGCCTGCCATTGGGAAACCACTCTAAGGCTTGTTGCCCTTCACGGAAGATCATTACCTTGTCGAACACTTGGATCATGTCAGTGTCAGCACCAATAGCGTCTCCAGAAGGATACGAAATGTCGGTAATCGCATAACCATCCAGGTCGATCTTCTTGGCAACAGTATCCAGAGCAATAATCACATACTCCTTGTTGCTATCGTTTGGATCGCTAAACAAGCAGGATGCTCGGACATTGGCCGCAGCATCGTCGTTGATCGGAGCTTGAGACAACGTGCCAGCACCCGAAACAGCCGTTGTTGCAGCCGTGACGGGAAACGTCATGGTTGTTGCTGAAGCGTAAGTCAAAAGCCTAAACCCATTGGGATCTGTCCCAGTAAAGGTCAATCCAGCAATTAGTCCATATCCAACAGTGTCGATGGCGAACCCATGTCCAGCAGCGATTGTGATTGTCACCACGTTGGTTGCAAGTGAGGACGATGTAATTGTCTTTGATGCATCAGTCAGCAGGAAGGGCAACTGCAAGGGAGAACCTCCCGTAGTCAATGCACCTGTCCTACTCACCACGTTCTTACGGGGCTTCCAATACCCCTCCATGCGCCCATTCAGAGACTCCCTTACCTCACCCTCTTGGAGTTGGTTAAGTTGGTCTCTCTGGTTAACGCGCCCAAAGAAACGATCAGCGGTCTCGCCAATCGCAGAATCCATCGCGCTACCACTCTGGGCAAACTGGGACATTACGCGTAGTAAACAATCACCACACCGGAGGTCAGAACCACGGAACTAAAGTCACCACCAATACCCAAACCCGCAGGAAGGGTAATGGTCTGCAACCTTGATGCACCAGTGATGCTACCAGACGCACTAGCCACAGTAGCCAACACAGCGTCATTGACCACCTGAATCCAGCGAATCTTGCCAGTGTAAGTAGTTGCCGCAGTGGAAAGCACAATGCCTCCACCTTGACCTTGTAAATCCCAGCTAATTGGACTCGCCATAAATGTATTGACTAGATGTTAATTTAGAGTATTATTGCGCCGACACAACGGAATTAGTCCGAAGCGTCGGCAACCTCAAACATGTATCAGCATGCAAGAAGCTACACAACAAGTATTTGATTTCAACGGCCCTGTCAACCATTTTGTTTTAAGACGCAAAAGGTGGGACACACGAGCTGATGGCAAGGTTTTCTGGCAATACAGAGACAAACTTAGAAGCAAGGAGCAGTGGTTCACTCTTGACTCAGCCATCAGATTAAATGAATCCGTAAAAAAAGCGGCTAGCAAGCAGCGGTCGAAGAATCCAGAAAAACATAAATTTCAAAACGAACAATGGCGCACAAAGAATAAAGAGAAGCATCGCCAGAACGCTAGGGATTATTACCAAAATAATAAATCTCGTGCCAATGAAGTTAAGCGCAAAAGGCGTATGGAAAGAAGGAATTCAGATCCTTTCTACGCATTCATGGAGGGCGTAAGATCGCAAATCAATCGAGCGTTTAGAAACAAAAACTATTCAAAAAACTCTAAAACCAAAAACATTCTTGGGTGTGGGTGGGACGAGCTAAGCCGCCATATAGAATCTCAATTTGTTTCCGGCATGGGATGGTTTAATCGCAGTAAATGGCATGTGGATCACATCATTCCACTTGCATCCGCTAAAA